CCTGCTTCTTGCCCCGTGCGCTCGACCAGACGTGCGGCCACAGCCTGATCAACCTCCGCCACCAGCACTCCGAGGTCCGCCGCGACCCCGACGGCGAGACCCTCCACGGGCTCGCCCGCTTCCGCGCCGTCACCGAACCGTAGGTTGGGTCAACGCCGGCGAAGCCGGCGGCAGACCCAACACCCTGTTGGGTCTCGCTAACGCTCGACCCAACCTACACGGCTCACCACTCACCATCTCACCACGGAGCACCACCCATGCCTGCACAGAAAGGCAAAGACCTCCTCCTCAAGGTCGACAGCACCGGCGCCGGCGTCTTCACCACGGTGGCCGGCCTGCGCTCGCGCTCCATCGCCTTCAACAGCGAGACGGTGGACATCACCCATGCCGAATCGGCCGGCCAGTGGCGCGAGCTGCTGGCCGGCGCCGGCGCCAAGCACGCCCGCGTGACCGGCGCCGGCATCTTCAAGGACGCCGCCTCCGACGCCCTCGTGCGCGACTATGTCTTCGCCGGCACCATCCGCGACTGGCAGGTAATCATCCCCGACTTCGGCACGGTGGAAGGCCCCTTCCAGATCGCCGCCTTCGAGCTCACCGGCCGCCACGACGGCGAGGTCGCCTTCGAGCTGTCCCTGGAATCCGCGGGCGAGCTGACGTTCGTATCCGCATAGACCGTGAATTGCACTTGACGGAAAGCTGCATTTGACGGCAATCCCTGGCTTGCCAATTGAAATTTGTGGGCGATGACGCAGCGTATGGCAGATGGGTAAGAAGCGGCCTTCGAAGTCGGCGGAGTACACCAAGAAGCGCTCTGGTGCCGGCGAAACCTGGACCATCCGAGGAGCGGACGGCAGGTTCGAAACCGTCAAGACAACTCGCAAGTCTTCCGCTTCGATGGACAAGGCTGTGAAGCGATATTCAGGAGCGTTGAAGCGCCTTGCCGAGCGGTAGACGGCACTACCGCATCTCCCTGGCGGATGCCCTGAGCGCACATGACCGCGCGCTGCTCACCGGTGGCAGGCCAGGCATTCACGATTTCGACGCGCTGCTCTCCGCGATTGGACGGCCGTATACCGGCTACTATCGTTCGATCGCCAGCAAGGCGGCGGCGCTGCTGCAATCGATCGCGACGAACCACGCATTCAATGATGGCAACAAGCGCACGAGCATCATCCTCCTTGACCTGCTGTTGGATAGAAGCGGCTATCCCCGGCTCCGGCCAGCTCGTCACCGCCGGCTTCGAGTTCGACGTGCCCGCCCGCTTCGACACCGACCGCCTGGAGATCAACATCCAAGGCTTCCGCCACGGCGCCATCCCCTCCATCCCCATCGTGGAGATCAGGATCTAGGCGCGAATGGCGAATGGCCAATGGCGAATGGTTGCCGCGGCCTTCGTCAATTCGCCACTCACCATTCTCCACTCACCATTCGCCATTCGCCTCACTCATGAAATCCCTCCCCCCATCCCTGCAGTCCCACCTCAACACCGGCACCACCACCCTCGCCTGGTGCTGGCGCGTCACCCGCAACGACGGCACCGGTCTCGGCTTCACCGACCATGACCGCGACCTCGCCTTCGGCGGCACCGTCTTCGAAGCCGCCACCGGCTTCACCGCCAGCGAGATCAAGGACGCACTCGGCCTCTCCGTCGACAACCTCGAGGTCTCCTCCGCCCTCAAGTCCGACCGCCTCAACGAGGACGACCTGGCCTCCGGCCTCTTCGATGACGCCGCCGTCGAGATCTGGCGCGTCAACTGGGCCGACACCGAGCAACGCGTACTGATGCGCTCCGGCTCCCTCGGCGAGGTGCGCCGCTCCGGCACCGCGTTCACGGCTGAAGTGCGTGGCCTCGCCCACTATCTGCAGCAGCCCAAGGGACGCCTCTTCCAGTCCAGCTGCGACGCCGACCTGGGCGACGCCCGCTGCGGCGTCGACCTCGACGCTCCCGCCTTCCGCGGCACCGGCACCGTCCTGGCCGCCGCCGGCCCGCGCCTCTTCACCGCCTCGGGCCTCGCCGCCTTCGCCGCCGGCTGGTTCACCCGCGGGCTCGTCACCTTCACCTCCGGCGCCAACGCCGGCCGCGCCCAGGAGGTGAAGCGCCACACGCTGTCCGGCACCGAGGCCACCCTCGAGCTGTGGCAGCCCATGGCCTTCGCCATCACGCCGGGTGATACGTTCACCGTCACCGCCGGCTGCGACAAGCAGCTTGCCACCTGCCGCGACAAGTTCGCCAACGCCGTCAACTTCCGCGGCTTCCCGCACATGCCCGGCCCCGACTACGTCCTCGCCGTCGCCAAGCCGGGCGAGCCCGTGAAGGCGTGACCCATGCCCACCCGCGCCACCATCGTCACGCTGGCCCGCACCTGGCTCGGCACGCCCTACCACCACCAGGCCAGCGCGAGGGGCGTGGGCTGCGACTGCATCGGCCTCGTCCGCGGCATTTGGCGCGAGCTGTACGGCGCCGAGCCGCAGGCGCTCCCCGCCTACACCGAGGGCGAGATCGCCGGCATCGGCCGCGTCTGGGCCGACGGCGCCGAGCTCGACCTCTCCACCCTCACGCACCGCCTCTACACCGGCAGCGAGACCCAGACGCCCGACAGCCTGATCGAGGCCCGCGAGGGCGCCGGCAACGCCCCGGCCTACCGCGGCGTCGCCTACGTCGTCTTCGAGCGCCTGGCGCTGGCCCCGTTTGGCAACCGCATCCCGCAGCTCTCCTTCGAGGTGCACCGCGCCGTCGACGCCTTCGAGAAGCGCATCCGCGCCGTCACGCTGATCCCCGGCGCCGGCGAGTTCGCCTATGCCCAGGAGCCGGTCACCCGCAAGCTCGGCTTCGCCACCAACGTGGCGGAGAACGTGCACACCCGCCAGGGGACCGACATGGGCGGCGCCGACTGGACCGTCGCCCTCGACCAGCTGCAATCGGCCCTCCGCAGCGCCGGCGCCGTCTCCCTCGTGGTCGGCTGGTTCGGCACCGACCTACGCGCCGGCAACTGCCAGATCCGTCCCGGCGTCGACTCCGCCGATAAGATCACCGAGCCCCTCGTCTGGAGCGTCGCCGGCCTCGACCGCGAGGACGCCCACCTCGTCAGCCTGGCCGAAGGCCGCGCCGCCTACGGCGGCACGCCTTCCGACCAGACCGTCGTCGCCGCCATCCAGGACCTCAAGGCCCGCGGCCTCTTCGTCACCCTGACGCCGTTCCTGTTCATGGACGTGCCCGCCGGCAACACGCTCCCCGATCCCTACACCGGCGCCGTCGGCCACCGGCTTCCTGCGCGGCCAGGGCGGCACCGAGCACGCCATGCGGGCGCCGCTCGGCTCCGGCGCCCGCTTCGTCCTCGTCAACGATGCGGTGGCGCGCATCGGCATGGTCGAGGACGAGATCGGGCTCGCCTTCAACTGGCGCTGCGGCCCCGCCAGCCGCGACCTCGGCTCGCCCCACTATGTGCAGGTCGCCCACACCTTCCGCGGCGAGGGCCTGAAGCCGCTCAGCCCGGTCCACGTCCGCGGCGCCCGCTCGGGCGGCGATCTCCTCCTCACCTGGGTGCGCCGCACCCGCACCGGCGGCGATTCCTGGGATGGCATCGACGTACCCCTCGGCGAGACCGAGGAGCGCTACGAAATCGACATCCTCGACGGCACCACCCTCAAGCGCACGCTCACCGCCGCGACGCCCACAGCCACCTACACCGCCGCCCAGCAAACCACCGACTTCGGCACCCCCCAGCCCTCCATCTCCCTCCGCATCTACCAAATCAGCGCCACCCGCGGCCGCGGCACGCCAAGAGCGGCCCTTCTGTAGGTTGGGTCAAGGCCGGCGCAAGCCGGCCGCCGACCCAACAAACCTCCGAAGGTCGCGCCGACCCAACGACAGGCGCCGCTATCGAGCACCAATCGAGGCTTGTTGGGTCTGCGCTTCGCTTGACCCAACCTACGCCAGGGCGCCCCCGAGTAGGTTGGGTCAAGGCCGGCGCAAGCCGGCCGCTGACCCAACAAACCTCCGAAGGCCGCACCGACCCAA